GTTGCATTTGTAGTAAAGGGATTAGTTAAAGCTTGTGTTTCTCTAATAGGGGTAATGTCATAAGCTAAGCCTTCTTCTATGACATAAAGCTTTCTATCAGTGCCAACAGCGTTGTATCGTGTGCCATCTAAAGCTACCCAAGCATGTTGATCACGAGCCACACCCACCAAAGTCGTGGAGATAAACTTCTCCCATCCTTTAATTTTCTGTGGCAATCCTTGAAAAAAACGTACATTATCACCATCTGTCCACTTGCCTTCGCCTGTGTAGTCGGTGACTTCTTTATTGATACCTGGAGCGGGTCTAAAATTTACTAATGGCATGACGTCAATATACTATATAATTTTAAAATTATTAGCTATTTTTTTGTTATTTATAGTCAAATACAATTGAATATCTGTGATTAAATTTACCTAGTATTGGAGGCATATTAGTTACAGAATGAGTAATTGATCCATTAAAAAATAGTATTGAATTTTCAAACGCTTCTAAAATCACACCATTTGGTAGCTTTGTACCAAATTCTGGATAGGGACTAATCAAATAATATACACAGGTTAATTTAACTTTTTTGTGATCATGCCAACCATAACGATTTTCCTCATTTGATAAATTTGCCCATGTATAATCTGGAACTGAATCACCCGAAATCTCAGAAAAAGCTTTTTGTAAATTTTGCCAATGGTTTGTATTCTTATATTGATTAAAAATATTAGGAGAAGTTTGATGAGGGCTAGTTAAAGAAACAGAATCAGGTCTATTAGTAAGTTCCCAATCAATATCTTTTTTAATTAATAATCTATCTTCATTATTTAAAATGTTAAATTTTCTAATGAATTCATTGTTATCAATAACAACTTTTTGTAAATTTTTACTCATCTTTTTTAGCTACTAAAGACCCAACATGACCTTTAAAGGCTCTATTACCAAAGTGAGTTAAAGGCATAGCTAAGTCAGCCCAAATTTCACCACCACACTCTTGCCATAAACGAGAGAAGTAGTAATCTTCAGATAAATATCTTATTTGTGGTTGACCTTCTTTTGTTTTCGTATTGTAAGGTCCAACAGCGAATAAATCATAACAGTTATCAGACTTATAAGATCCACCATTAACAATTTGATCCGACTCATATTTTCTTTCAGGAAACTTTTTCATCATAGTTCTAAATACTTTTCTTTTAACTAACATCATACCTGTGGCTGCTTCTTGCACAGGAAAAAAACCTCCCTCACCTTTTAAATTTAAAGGGTCATCAAAATTTACATTATATCCTAAGGCTTTAGCTTCTATTTCATCAGGTTGTGCGTCAGGGTTTTCTTTTAAAATGTCTTTAATCTTTTCAAGATATAAATGTTTTCTAGGGTAAATTCCACAAGCTATGTCTTTATCAACACATAATAATCTTTGAATATTTTGTGGTGTGAAACCAATATCAGCATCAATAAATAAAAGATGAGTAGCAACATAGTCTGTTTGATCCATCATCATTGATACGATAGTATTACGAGCTCGAGTTATTAAACTTTCATTACCCATTGTTTGTATTCTCATTGCAACATTGTTAGCTTGAGTCCAAGACTGTAACTCCAACAAGCCATGTAAGGTCGATTCAGTAAGCATACCGCCATACATAGGCATTCCTAAAAATAATTTAAAGTTTTGATCTTTTATTTGTTCTGGTTTAATCATTGTTACTCCTTATGATTTTTTGTAAGTTATCTAAAACAACATTTTTATTGAATCTCATAACACCAGGTGTATTGCTAAAAAGATTAATATTTTTATCATAACAAAAACGCTCGTGTACATTTTCATCATTCCACAATACAACTCCTTTTGTATTACAAAATCTGTTTGCTGACATGTGGTTTAAAGAACTATCAATTGCTACAAATGATTTCGCATATTTAATTAAATGAGCGTAGTTTCTGTAATCTAATTGAATGTCTAGTTGAGCAATATTATCAAAATGATTTTTTAAGGAAAACACATTAACTACGTTAAGTTTTAAGTCAAAATTTATTACATCAATAATTTCTTGAGCTTCCTGTCTAGTTAATGCTCTTGATCCAAAAAAATCTGTTTCTTTAGATCCCTCATCACTTCCAACAAATTGTACTAAAATAAAACTTTCTAACTTTTTCAGTAGTGGTTGCATTTCTTCCTCTTCTTCTTCTGAAAAAAAAATCTCATTATATAGAGTTTCATCTGTATCTTGATCTAAGATTTTTCTAAAATTATTTATCAAATGTATTTTGTTTTTATGAAAGTAAGGATCATATCCTTGAATCATATAAATATTCTCGAACTTGTTAAAAAAAGTTGTTTTGTCTAAAAGAGGATTAAGGTGAGAATCATAACAAAAATTTACATTTGGATTATGAGTAAAAACTTTTGGCCACGTTGACATTACATTTACTTTACCTAACTTAGCCAAACAACTTGTAAAACATATATTTTTTCCAATACCACCGTCTAGAACATATAAATCTTGATTATACATTAAGAGTCTTTTTTTACGCCTAACATCTCTCTCTTATCAAATTTATTTTCTTTGTATGGTCCGTCTTGATCAACATAGTGTAAAAATACTGTTATAAAATGATCGTGAGAACATATTTCTCTCCAATGAATTTTATCCATTCCTTTAAATATCACTGCATTATTAGGCAACATTGGAAATTTATGTTCAATTTTATATCTTTTATATTCTTCTTGATCATTGTAATATTTGTAATCGGAGGTTTCATCTTCCTCTCCAACAAATATTTCATAGGGCACATCAGTAGGATGTGCTCCTAAACATAAAGCCACCGTATATTCACAAGATGCTCTATCTTTATGTATTTTTAAATCTGAGCCTTTGTCATAAATTCTAAAGAAAGAATATGTTGGCCATAATTTTTTTCCAACATTTTGTTCTATAATAGGAGTGCTAATATCCATTAAAGTTTCCATTAAATAATCACCATATTCACTAATTAAAGAATTGGTTTGTGGGTCTGCATTAAACTTTTTTTGATTAGAAAATTTTAATATTGAATAGGTATAAGTTAAATTTAAAATTTGTTTTGGTAAAAATTCTTGAATAAATATTGGTTGCATTATATAACCCATCCTATTAAAGCGTACCGTGTGCCTTTTGTTATTTTATTTACTTGATGAGGAAACATAAAATTGGATGGAAAAATAACTGCGTCACCAACATTTTGAGGAATAACATACTGTTCAGAAGGTAAATCAAAAACAAATTCTCCTCCTTCATAATCATTGCTTAAACAAATAGAGATAGACAAATGTCTCTCATTAACATTGTGTCCAAAATCATTATGAAAATTATATCCTGCTTTGTGTTTATTTGTGTCATATCGTAGAATATCTAGTTGTGATATTTTTTCGATTTCAACGCTATGTTTATTTTTATAATGACTTACACACTCAAATATTTTTTCTTTAGCTAAATTTGAACAAATCTTTTCACCAAAAGATTTTGTTTCCAATATAGATCGAGTTAAACAATTTCTTATATCTTTATTAACACCACTTCCAACAGTTCCGGCTTCACCATAATCATTATCAAAATAATGAATTATTTTTTTACAAAGTTTTTGAGGTATTATTTTTTTGACTTCTAAAATATATTCTTTCATTTTTTATTTATACACAGAAAATTTAGTAAGTAATACTGTGTGCAGATAGGTAGTTATTCCTAGCTGTAGTTGCTGCTGTCACCGCTGCGGAATCATCTTCTGCGTGAGCATCAGCATGACCCTCGTATGTTGTTGTATAAGTATCATTTGCTTCACATCTTATTACAACATTTGTTGCCCACTGAGGAAAGGAGGATATTGCAAGGTTGTCATTATTATTTGTGTACTCAATTTCACCTGTGTTTGTCGTAGCATCCCACTGTAAAGCATGAATACCAGAATTTATTTCAGTATGAGATCTTACATTTAAGTGTACTTTACTATCGAGGTAAACATCGGATTCAGTGTTACCTGTGCCTTTAGCGGGCCCATCACCATCTAATACTCCTCCAGAGTCAAAAATTATAGTAATTCTACTATTTACGGTTGTGTTGTTTACGGTTGTTGCCATCTTTTTTTACCTTTTTTTCCTTCTTTACTTTTATCTTATTATTACTCAATTGTCTAATGCTTTCGTCTTCACCCTCTGGATTATTTTCTTCTATTGCCTTTTGATGATCACCTATTTTGCCAAATAAACTACTTATAGTTTTCATTTCTTTTCTTGTTTGAGGTTGAGCAGCTAAAATATTATTCATTACATTTTGACCTTTTACCATTTCATTTCTAAAAGATTCAGTTGCTGCTTGAACTCCTGCCGTTTTTGCTGAATTTTCTACAAGAAGTAAAGGAAGCCAAGCTATAGAACATCCCCACTCTTGCACATCCAAACCTGTTTGAGGGTGTTTGCCTTGAAGCATGTTATACCAAACACATTGATGTTTAATACATTTTTTGTTGAGTAACGGACATTTACCGTCAGGGTCGAATATGGGCATTAATCTTTGGCGGCTATAATTACGTTTGCATATTTAACGTTTGCAGCAGGTACAGTTACTGAGACATCAGCAGTTGCACTTGATAAAGATCCATTAAAAGGGTGAGAGTGACCACCACCACCACCTGCAGGATAAACCACATTAGGAACCTCCACAAGATTTGATTGAGGTCGACCTGTACTATAGCATATTATATTTCTTGAAAGGTTTGGATTATTATTAGGACCAGGATTAAATGAGTAAATACTATGTGTATGAGAAGCTATTGTTGGAGTAGATAGAGTTGTTGAACCAACAGTACCTGCAACAGAACCTGTAACAGTTGCTGTATCTGTTCCAGCTTTATTAGTCGTAGCTAAGAAAGAAGAGAAGTATGCAGTAGAACCACCAGTGCCTCCACCTGAACCCGTGACAACTGACATTACAGATTCTGATAATGCAGCAGCAGTGTCTTGTGTCCAACCTGTTGGAGCAGACGCTTGATAGAAAACTTGTTTTGTTCCAGAAGGAAAAGGTTCAACTCCACTTAAATTTGAACCATCACCTGTAAATGTTGTAGCAGTAACAGCACCATTTGTTCTAAGAATAATTTGTCCTGAAGAACCCGCAGTGACAGTATCTTTAAAAGTTGTTGCTCCTAATTTGTCAACAGCATTATACATTTTAAAATTAGCAGAACCGTCATTATAAACATGTGAGTAGGCACCTTGAGCGATTGCAATACCATTTGCTGTATGCCCGGTCGCTGCTATAGTTAGAGTTTGTGAACCTGTTGTATTATTAAAGAAAACATATTCACTTTCAACAGCAGGAACAAAAACAACTATATCTCCAGTTAAAGCACCAGTTAACTCAATAACTTTATTTGCTGATTCTGCTGTTGCGTCTGCATTACCTGTTGTTAAAGTAATATTACTTGAACCCGCTACAGATTTAGATATATAACCTGCACCAAAAGCATCTAAAACGTCTAAATTATTATTAGTTCTTGTGCCCCATGTATTGGCGTTTGCGCCTGTTTCCATGAGTTCTAGTTTAAGTCTATCTGAAAATGTACTTGCCATGTTTTTACCTCTCTAAAATATATCTTTTTTTGTTATTGAAGCAACACTTTTTAAAGCACCTACTGCTATCTTTTTTTCATTAAAACTAGGTTTTCCCAAATGAGAAATATCGCTTTTAAAAAAAATCAATTTACCTTTTTTTGGTGTAATTTCACCAATATTTTCAAAAACGGTATTTCCATCAGAATCATTCAAATAAAGAATAAAAGAATAATCCTCTGTAGCACTGTGATCATGAGAGATTTGTTCTCCTCCATTAAAATAGTGAATTAAATGCATGTGAAATAAGGTCAGGTCTTTATTAATTTCTTTTAATATTCTAAAAGATATTTCTTTCGGTGTTTCAAAGTTTAATATGTTCACAGTTTGAAAACCTTTTTTAGTACATTTTGCTGCTTCAGCAAGATTTTTTTCTTTAAATATTTCAAGCGTAGTTAATAAATCATCGACTACCTCATTTGATATTTTAAATTCTTCTAAGTTATGCTGCATCTACCTCTGTCCATGTATTACTTGCGCCTGTTACTACATTTGCCCAAGGTGTGGCAAACGGATTTCCTGTGACTATTGATAAATCAAGTCCTGTTAAATTCACTGTAGCACTACCTGTAGCCGTTGCTGTTCCCGCAGCAAAACTCATGGCAACTGTGGAAACACTTACAATTACACCAGTTCCTACCTCTACTGTTTCCGTACCTAAAGCAGAGGTCATTGAAACTCCTGTAGGTTGTACAAGAGCATCTGCCTCT